TGACCGGTGAACAAGACGTTACAAGGAAGGTCAATGAACCGCGCAGACCAGGACTTCATGAAGTTCTGAGTGTTGAAGTAGTCCGGCTTGTCGGGTAGGTTGCGGTGCGCGCGCTTGGCGGGATTGGCATCAAACGCTTCCGCCGCGTAGTTGAGAAGGAACTTGACCCCCATTGTAGTGAAACCATCCACTACAATCCAGTCGTACTTGTTGGCCCCGCCGCTCTCAAGAGAGAGTATGGCGGCCGAAGCGGTAGCGGTATCCGGGATCAGCCGGCACTTGGCTCCAGGCGCCAATCCGCCCATCCTTGCAGCCGTGATATAGCCGGGCTCGCCGGCCAGGAACAGTACCCGCCCCGGGAGGCTGCCGGCCAGAACGGTCTTGCCCGAACCGGAGTCCCCATATAGCAGGATGTTCCAATACTCGGTAGAGCCGTCCAGGTCGAACATTCCATCCTCGAATTCCCGGATGGACATCCCCTTACGCTCGGTAGCCATTACACCTCCCAAGCTACGGGGATGCTCTTGCCGACGAGGTAGGCGCGTAGGTTCCGGCGCCGTGCTGGACCCAGCCCGGGAATCTCCCGGATGGCGGATGTCGGGAGTTGGCTCAACTGCCAAACGTTCCGGATCCCCGGAACACTCGCCACCCATTTGACTTCCGGGCACTCCACCAGGAGCCTAGTCACTTTAACCTTACTCAAATAGCCGCGCATTGCTAGCCGCTCCTCGCTAGCGCGCTGAGCTTCGCTCTTGGTGAGTTTCGCCCCGCCCAAGCGTGCATGGGGCCTAGCCGCGCGGTCCGGGACCTTGGTACTTTGCGCCATAACTCGCCTTACCCTTCGTGCTTCACCGGCCGAACGGCGCCTATCCCGGCCTGCTTTGGACTGGGGCCTAACCCCCTTTGTTGAGGCTTTCTTAGCCGTGACCTGTTCCATCACCGCATTGGATACAGGGTCCGCAAGTTTGTCTTCCATGGATTCCCTCTCTCGTAACAGGTAGCCTACCCGCTAGGCGGCCGTGGGGCTAGGTGCTATTCGTCAGTCGACTTCCGGTGATCCGCGTACGGATCCTGGACCTTGTACGCGATATCCCGTAGGGATTCCCAATCGCCGCCACGTTCCTGCAACTCGCACATGTCGTAGAATTCGCACCAGGAACATTCACGGGTGGCGGTCTTGGTGGGAATCAATAGTCCGTCCCGGAGTAGCTCCATCTGGAGCGCGTCTTGTTGCGCCCGAAGGAGTTGCGATCTACGCTCCGCACTAGTCCTATGAACCGCGTGGCGAAGGAACAATGGCGGCGGCTGGACCTTACTTCTGTCGCCAAGAACGAACATAGATTCGCTAACGGCTAATTCGGACAACCTCACCAGGGTACATTTCTCTAGCGGCTTACCGTCTATCTGATGTATTCCGCGCGCCTCAAAAGCCTCTATGTAGCTCTGCTTGGTAGGCTTGTTGGTCTTGTAGCCCTCCGCGTCCAACGGACGTTCGTCTGGGAGTGCTTTGCGTAGGAAGTTGTACATGATACCCGCCAAGACTTCGTCCTCTGGGATCAGCCCATCGCGCCGTAGCTCTGCGGTCGCGGTCGCCCAGTAGGTCCCGGCTTGGTTGTCCATAGCCAAATGGCGGGTCTGGACGGCCTTAGCCGTCTTGTGCTCCCCCAACCAGTACCGCGTCGTCTCGGTATCCAGGTACACAACGTCATACGTACCAACGAGTTCAGCCATGACCGTGCTGGGGTCTACGGAGGCGGCGTCCCAGAAGTTAGAAGCGTTGGCGGGCCATGGGATCCTGAGGTTGAACGTCCTTTCGGGACTAACGATCGACCAGGTCTCGTCCCGCCCGTACAGCTTCCGGTAGCCCTCCAGCATGGTTATGCCTAGCTCGCGTGCATCTACATACTTGGCCACGGTATCGTCATCGGGGTCATCGGTTCTGACATACGCCATCTCCATCTCGCTGGCGTACTTGTCCCAAGTCTCCGCCGGTTCCGGGCCACGCTTGACTCCGGGGCCGCAGTACCAGAGCGCTAACGCTAGGTGGACGCCGGTCCCGAACCACAAAGGGGTGGATGGGATCCCCTTTGGTACCAACCCTTCCCGGTTACGCCACCACCAAGCCGCTTGACACCGTTGGAACGAGACCCGCTCGCTAGCGCGGATTCGCGGCGGAGGTATCGTCTCGATTGGGAGTCCGGTTGCGAAGTCTCTCTTCACCTTAGCCATTGGGTTCCCTCTCTAACAACAAATCGGAAGGGGAGTGTCCGGACCCGACCGAACGGACACTCCCCTTCCTAGGCGCTGCTTCCGTCGGTGCGCTAGCAGGGGTGCGCAACCGGCCCTCGGGGGTGGGGCCTAGAACGGAGCGGCAACGCCGGATCGAGCCGAAGCCTTGCGGGGACTGGACTTCTTGGGCGCCGGAGCCACGACCTCGTCGCCGCTGTCCTCGTCATCCTCGACCTTGGAAGCCTTCGCCGGCCGACCGCGCTTGGCGGGCTTGGTCTTGGGGAAGACTCTGGCGTCGGCGTCGTCTTCGGTCTCGTCCTCCACCGGCTTGGCCTTAGCCGTCTTCTTGGGCTTGGCGGACCTGACTTCCTCGCGCTCCGCACGCGCCGCCGTACGCGCGTCCTGGTTCTCGGGGCTGGCCTGGAAGATCATCCGGAGCGCGGTTGCGAGCCGCACGGCCTCACGGAAAGCGGCCTCGGCCTTAGCGTTGGGGAACTCGAGCTCGAGCTTCTCGATCAGCCAGTCCGCGAAGCGTTCCTGAACGGCAGTGCTCTCCTTGTCCTTGTAGCCGAGGATTTCCTCATCGGTCAACTGCTTGGGCATTGTCTTACCTCTCTCTTTGGGTCGTTCACGTCTAACTCTTTTGTACCGGCCCGACTTGGTTTGGCGCTAGCGCTCAATCCTAAGTCTTTTCAGAATGATCCCGCCGGTCCGACGGCGATCCTCCCGTACGGCTTCCTGGATGGAATCCCAACGCGCGTGACGTCCCCGCTCTGCCCGAACTCCCATCCAGTAGGCCACCGCCCCGGATAGCGCGCAGCCGGTCAGGGCGATAACCCATCCCACTTCACAACTCCCGGGTACGTCTGAGTACTGCTCGCGCGTACTCTACTCCCCGCCTACCATCAAGCAGACGTTTGCTGTTCTCATCGCGCTCCGCATTCGTAAGCGCGATTCCAAGGTCCACCGTCTCCAAACTCCGTAGGTAGTGATAGAACACCGGCCTTGGATTTGATACGCGGTGGATCCGGTCTTCGGCTTGCTCTTGGTCATCCGGGACCCAGGTTTCATCCAGGAAGACCATCACATCCGCCTGGTCCAACGTAATGGCCACGCCGCCCGTCTTGGTCTGGAGCAACATCAGATGGGCTCCGCTACCCACCGGCCGGTTCATGGCCGCTATGGCCTCCTCACGCCTGCGCCCCGACTGCTCTCCCGTTAGGAGGACAGGCATTACGTCTGAGCGGATCGGAGTTCGTGAGTTGACGCTCAACGCCTGTAACCGGGCGGGTAGCTCCCGCGCGAACAGGTTCAGCATCTCCGTGAATTGGGACACTATCACCACCTTGGTAGATGGCGCATCCGGAAACCCCAACTCATCCAATAGTTGCACTAAGTATTCGAACTTGTTGGAGGGTAGCTCCGGCTGGAAGTGTTGGACCGTCTTAGTATGCGTATGGGGGCCAGGCTGCTCGGGGCAATCCGGACCGGAATCGTCGCAATCCCAAGTCTTCGTCTGAGGGATCATCCTACCGGAAGCGCCGGCAAACTGCTTCAGCCGCGTCAACTCCGCTAGGATCCCAATGGCCTCAACCCTTGAACCGTCCGCTAGATCGGCCGCACTAGTCTCCAACATCTCTTTGTAGGCGCGCCCCTGAGCCCCTTCCATAGGCAACCAAACGCCATGGGGAGAGTCTTCATCGCCCGTTACGGCCGGCGTCCCGACATAAGTCTTGGGCGGCAAGTCCGGCGCCACCTCAGCTTTAGTCCGCCGGAGGACATAGCGGTCTAGGCTCCGCCAAAGCCCTTCCTCGTCAATGAGCTTGCCGATAACGTGGTTGCTGTAGCCATTGGAAGATAGCTCCCAGAACAGCTCAGTCCAGTTCCAGAATGAAGGGAATGCCTTGGGGGCAAGCCAATTCAATTGGCCCCATAGGAGGTGCGGCCTACCTCGGGTAGGCGTACCCGTCATGGCGATTCGTAGCCCGTCCGTCCGTAGGCGGAGCATCTCCATACCTTGGCGCGTTTGGGTAGGCGTGCCGGTCAAGCGGAGGAGGGAACGGTCGGACTCATCTACGATTACAGCGCCCCATTCACGCGCAAACAGTTGTGGGAACTCATGCTCCACGCGGTCCGGCTTCCGTAGCTCCGGATCATGCCACGCCAGACGCTTCCGTTCATCCTTGCACTTGAGTTCAACCTTGCCAGCCTTCCGAGGGGTCTCCTGGCCACATACGCCACAGACCCAGTACACTCGGGTACGAACCGCCTCAGGATGCACTATCAACCACGTAGCGGCCAAATCAAGGCTGTTATCGAGTGCGTCTAGAACGGCGTCGCGCCTAGCGCGCTGCTTAGTGGTGATCTTGTTGATCCTCTGGTCGCCCTCCGGAAGCGTAACGATGGTCTGGCCGTCCATCCAGCGCGGGATCTCACGGGCCCAAACCGGTACCACGGAAGTCTTTGGCGTCACAACGAGGTACGGTCCGGCGGTCTGGCTCTCTACCACGCCGCCAATGGCCTCCAGAGTCTTCCCCAATCCCGGCTGGTCCGCTACCAGACAACCCGCCCCGTTGGCCATAGCCTCCGCCACGAAGCGCGCGCCCACCCGTTGGTACTTACGAGCCTCCATTGCCTTCGCTAGCCTAGGCGCGTATGCTGGCACCCAAGCCAACTCAGCGTCCCGCGCAGCGGCAAGGATCTTCATCTTCGCCGCTTTTGCCTGTTCCGCTTTGGCCCAAGTCCAAAGGCGCGGCCCAATGATCAACTCGGAACCAAACTCCTCACGGAGGCGCCGGCAGACCGGCATACTCAACGGTAGGCTCCAGTAGGGCTTGTTGTATTGGCCTTGATTGAGATTGGCGCCAGGGATCCGCTCTTTGAGACCCGCCAACGGGGACGAGGAACTCAGGTAAATGCGCCGGCCATTCTTGGCCAAATCCGCCTTAACGGTCACGACGCCACCGCATTCTTGGCTAGGTGGGGATAGCGCGCGTAGCAGGTTGGGCCCATCCCGCGCTTGACGCTCTCTGGGTTGGTAAGGAAGTGGCCGAACACACACCAACCGGTATTCTTGGTCAGCTCCTGAACTTCTTCCGCCGGCACCAATTCCGACTCCAGGATCTGGTAGATCATTGAGCCCACGTAGGTAAGCGTGGGGCGCTTCTTAGCGCCATCCTTGGGGAACTCCACGAGCTTGGCGTATAGCCGGCCGGAGTCCTTCCCGAGTAGGCACTGGAAGAGTGCGCCGCTCTGGTAGATCTGGCCGTGTACCACTACGGTACGGCTGAGCCGGTAGAGTCCTTCCTCGGTGGCGGTAGCCGGCTTATACCATGTCTCTACTGAAGCCTTCCGGCCCGCCTTGGCGCGCTCCTCGCGGTAGGTCTCCGTGCGGTCGCCCTCCGCTTCCATCCGCTGCATATCGCGCTCGTCCTGCTCGGTGAAAGCCCTTGCGGACGCACCCTTCAACGGGCATTGGAACGAATGGATAAGAATGGCCCCATCCGTAGCGGGATCCCCTCCACAAGTACAAACAGGAGCGGTCTGCGCGCATTCGCGGACGGCTTGGACGCTAGGGTGAGTCTGGCCGCAGTGCCCGCAATTGATAGTCATGGTATCCGCCTCTGGCTCAAAGGAAACTCCGGGGCAACGCCGTATCCCGCGCTGGGGGTCCCACCATTCGTGGGCTTCGTGATTGCGCCTAACCGTCTCTGCGAAGTAGCGCCAATCGCGGCACTTAACGATCCGCATGTCAGAACGCTTCCGCGTAGCGCGCGGCCGATACAAAACGGATCCGGAGGGTTTGGCCCGCGCGCTCTATCCGGTCTAGGATCTCTGCGTCTAGCGCTTCCTGCGGCGTACGGAGGCGCCGTTCCGGCCCGAACGGGTCGTGGTATCCCACGGCACACCAACTACTGGGATCCGCCGTGAGATAGTAGGCGGTAGCCTCCTCGATGAGCTCGTCTGAGGGTTCTAGGTACTCCGCTAGCCACTCGTCTCGCCCAAGATTCTCTACCAGCCGGTACTCGCCCCGGAATACGTCCGCCTGGTAATCCCAGCGGTGGACGTCCCCAACCTTAGCCATCTCGGTCCCTCTCTCCGGAGCGCTCGCTCGCCCCACAACCCATACTCTACTCCACTGCGGTTCGGATGGCTACAGGCGTTTTAGTCGTTGGTACGTATGGAGGTCCTCGCGTAGTGGGCAAACTGGCTCTGGGGTGCATACCCGCCTAGGCTGCGGGCGGCAACCCACGTATGGCTTCGCTAGGCCGCTTAGATGGGCACTCCGTACTGGTTGCGTTGGATCCCCTTCAGCGCGTCCCGGTACGTGCACAGGAAGTCCTCCGCCATATCGGCGCTCAGCTGGAGTAACGCCGGAGGCCAGAAGTTACGTCCGACCCGCCCGTCGTAGACTCCGGCCGTCCGGCGCTCCCCCCACATAGCATCCCAGCCTAGCCGCGCGCCGGTGTGAAGGTAGATCTTGTCGGGCTCCAGCCGGAGGTAGGCGCCTATCCGCGTACCGACGTCATAAGTCGTCAACGGACCAATACCGGCCGGACGAATCTTCCGCAAGATGTCATAGAAGTCATCAAAGCTATTGCGTTCCACCAGATTGTTGACTAGCGACCCTACTTGGCCAATGATCTCCCAACCAAACTGGCGCCTGGCGCCTACGGATACTTTGGTCTGGTGCGAATGCATCTTCCCGTTCCGGCGCCTTGAGGCGCAAGCAATCCAAACCGCTTCCGCAAACGTGTCGGCCTCTGCACACATGGCGGGTATGTCATCCGCTTTGACGTCCATCCCGCCGCCCGGTGCACGTCGCCAAAGGAAGTCCCGGATACAAGCGTCCAGAGTATCCAAAGGCCAACGCGCCGGTCGCAATCGCATTTCCTTCTCGACGTTGGCCATTACGCGCGCCGGTTCATGTAGGGTTCGGTGTCGTTGTCGACCTTCTCAACCGTCTGCACCCAGGAGTCCGGCAGGTCCTGCGTTCCCGCGAATGGGCGCGCATTCCAGCACCCATCCGATGACCCTGGCCCTAGATAGGTCATCACAGCCGTTCGGGCGTACTTCCAATTGGGAGCCTTGTAGGTAATGCGATACTTCTGCCCGGTCACCAGATCTTGCCCGGATGGAGTAGGCGCGTGGGTCCGCTGGTCCATCACGCGGCCTTGGCCTTGCTCTTGCCTTGAGAGAGCGAAGCGAGGATCTGCTGCCGGATACGGTCCAGGTCTACCTTGCGCCCTACGTTCTCCAGGAGATCCAACCGGAAAGCGCGGAACCCGAACTCCGGGTCAACAAACGAAACGATCCGGTGACCCGCCCGGTGGTCGTCGATCCTGATTGACCGAGCGCGGCCAACAGTAGCCTTCTCGGAGTCCACCCTATACGGGTTGTGCCAGGAGATCTGATGCCCCTCAATTGCGTTGATGATCTCCGTATCGGTAGCCGTGGCTAGGTCGAATGGGACCCTACGAACGGTAGGGCCGGTGGGGCGCTTCCGGAACTGCGTATTCCCGGAAACCTTTGCTTGCTTGGCCATAGCCTCGTCTGGTGTCTGGCCTGCCACCCGCATTGCTTCGGCCGGATTGCGTACCTTGACGGTCCGGTCCGCAATGGTGTGAGTACTGGTACCGCTAACGTGGGCCTCCTTGAGCCAAGCCAGGTAAAGGGCTTCATTGCCGCGCGTAGCGACCAATTCGCAGAGGCCATCCAATCGGGTAACCCCCGACACCCATCCCAGCTTGGTCAATTCCTCGGCGTAATGGGCCGCCTTATCCGGCTTCGTATTGACGGGCTCCGGGGTGGCCATCGCCAACGCAGCCTCAGACTGCGTAGGTTGGCCGTGTTTCCCGGCATGGTTGCGCATCCGCAAGCATCCAGCCTTCGGGCATTGGTTTGCGGCGACAGCCGCGACGGTCTTGAAGACTGAACGTTGGGACGGGACTGTGGCTACGGCCTCGCGGGCTAGCTCCAAATCCTCTTGCTTTGGCGGCAACGGAGTCCGCTGTGCAGCCTTGGTACGCTTGGCGGTAGCGGCGGCTCGTAAGCCACCCTTGCTTGCGATTGCGGTCGGCATCTCAGTTCCCTCTCGAATGGTTTCTGGTGGGCTTGGGAGTTACGGACGGACTAGGGTCATGGAGCAGGTCTTGTACCCGCCAACGCCGCTGACGCCGGAGAACGAAGCCTCGCGCCATCCGTCCTTGGCTTGCGAATCGCGCCACTTGCGGGCATTCTTCTTGCAGTTGACGCCACGGAATGTCTCCGTCCAGCGTTCGGTAGTGGTCGTGGGTTGCATTGTCATTTCCTCTCTAGAATTCGGGGCTCTGGTAGTAATCGCGGTGGCCTAGGGATAGGCCATCGCTTCCCTTTGGCGCCATGACGCGCCTACGGGTCTCGCGGCTGATGTAGGTCTTGCGTAGGCGCCCGTTCTTGTCCATGCGCCAGGTCTGTACCGGAGTATGGGCGTCCTCGTTGAAATGGATACAATCGGGACTAGGCTCGCTACAAATCTCCGTACTGGCCGGCGTGATGTCGTAATCCTGCGCGGGCCAGACCTTCTTGTTGGCGCTGACGTGGTCTCCTCTGAGGTCAATCTCCTGGACCTTGCCGGCCCGGTCGTACCGGACGGCTACCACGGTGTATGGCTGACGGTCGGAGTACATGCAGACCGTAGCGCCCATTCCCACCACGATCTCCGGATAGCGGGAGTTCTCCATGATCCGGTTCACAACAGATCCGTGCATCTCATTCCCTCTCTCGCGTAGGCGGCTCGCTCCGCCAGACGTAACGTACGGTACTCGCTTTGATTGGTTATGGCTAGCTGGCGGCGGAATCTCTACGGCCCAGCTGGTACGCCTGCTCCAGGACTCGTACTAGCGCGGCACGGTTCCGGGAGTACTCGGAATCCCAACCGACCCCACCTTGGATTCCGCCCCCCAGGGTTGGCATTTCGTAAGACTTCATCCCAAGTTTGGCGGTCCACTCCTCCAGAGCGGCTTGGGAGGTTTCCGAACGCTTGGTCGCTGCCGCCAAGCGTTCCGCGCGGAGGCGCATCGTGGCGAGGTGCGAACTCCAAAGGTCGATCACATTGCGGCTCTTGATGACGGCCGTCCGGAAGCCATCTTCGGCCCGCTCGGGTTCGAGAGTATCGCGATCGAGCAGTTGGATCCGGACTCCGTCGCTGGTGGTCGAACTCGGACGGCGCAATGTCCACGACGCCCGACCCTTGTGGTTGAAGTTGTCTACCGCAACTCCGATCTCTACGACGATCGCGGGCTGAGCGGAAGCTTCCGCGCCCTCGTACATCGAGCCGATGACGACCGCGTAGGTCATTCCGGTCTTGATCTCGCTTCGCTTCATGACGGTCCCTCTCTCTCGGCGGGGCTCGCTCCCCACTCCAACGCCTACGGTACTCGGCCGTTTGGCGTATGGCTACCGTAGCACCAAGATTCTTTGCAGGAGATCCTTTGGTTGCGGCGCATGCGATCTAGAATCCTATGGGCAAACGCGAGGCTCGCTGGGTAACCGGGTACGTCTGTGGTCGCGACGCCCGTATGGCGTTCCTAGCCCACGCGGGATGCAGATAACGGAGGGTACGCAAAAGGGGCGCCTACTGGCGCCCCTCGCTAGATCCGTTCCGGTCAGCCTAGGATCCGGACGGTTGCCACGATCACCATGGCTACCGCTACCCAGAAGAGGATAGCGAAGAGGCAGCCACTCATAGTGCCGCCAATACTCCGCTCGCCCCATTCCCTCTCAACATTCTTTCCCATGCCTCTTATCCTAATGTAGGGAATTGGTTTTGGCTACAGTCACAAGAGGGCGAGTCCCCCGCAACTCGCCCTCTATAGCAACGACCAGCGTAGCCCTTTGGCGTACACCAGTCTTGCGCCTATCCCTCCAAGGCGCCGCGCGTACGGGGCGCGTCCGGACCGACGCGCTTGGCGGGAGCAACGCGGTCCAAGGGGACGTCTGCCGCTGCCGCGCGTCCGGCGCTCTGAGCCGCCAGACCGGTAGCGGAGTAACGACGGTCCCGTTCCTTCCGGTAGGCCGCAGTCTCCCAATAGGGCTTGGGCGTCCGCCCTTTCCTAGCCGGTGCCCTCTCGGGGATCGCCACGTCCGTCTTTGGCTGCGGGCGTAGCTCCGGGAACTCATCCCAGAGCGCTTCCTGAACGCGCTCCGTCCGTCCGTGGAGAACGAGCGCGCCTCCATTGGAGTCCGCTGCATCACGAGCCGCGCAGAGGCGCCGGTCAAGCTCATCAACGAACGAGCGCGCGAACTCATCCCGGTAGAGAGCGGCGCTGATGCCGCGCCCATCTAGCGCCGGAGTCTCATTGCGAGCGGCGCATTCCTCCTTGTAGTACTTCCCTACCAGCGCCGCACGGGCATGGGAAGTCTCGCCCCAGATCAATTTGGCCGCCCGGTCGCGCGTTATACCAGCGCTGCGGAGCCGATAGGCGTTGGCCCGATCGCTGAGGTTCGGGTCTGGCTTAGGCTCTAACCGTTCCCCGAATACGATTCGGGCGTTGGCGGTGATGAGCTCGGCTAGCCGGAGATCACCGGAGTAGCCAACCATGACCGCCCAAATCCCGTACTCTCCGGTGTCGTGGTTGGTCTTCCAGCGGTAGTGCATCTTGACCCCGGAGTGGGTCGCCGCCGCGTAGGCCAGCGCATACCATTCCTGGTAGTAGCTACTCCCTGGCTTCTTGGTGGTAGCCCTAGTGGAGTCCTTCAGCGGCCCCAACCAGAGCTCGTGGACCTCAGGAAGGATCTCCACCTGATCGGAGGCGATCAAGTATTCCTCCGCGATCCGGTAGTCCCGCATCAGCTGCTCCGCCTTTGAGCGGAACGCTGTTGCCTCGTCCGGGAACTCGCTGGAGTCCGCCTTGGCTAGGAGTGCCTGCACCAAGGTCATGATCCGGTTAAGGTCAATCGTGGTAGTAGTCATCTCGGGTCCCTCTCTGCAGCGGCTCGCTCCGCTCGCACTCCGTACGGTACTCCACTGCGGTCCGGAAGTAAAGGGCGATGGCCCCTCCTGTACGTGGTTGCGAGTCACCACAGGAGGGGCCACCAAGGTCTGGGGGAACGGTAGGGGAGAGGGAACTACCCATGCCCGTTCGACCGCGCCAGGCCCACCGTAGGGAACGGTACCTCACGCCGGAATCTGGCGCTACTAGTTAGGACCGGACTCAGGCTCCTCCTCCGGCGGGTAGGCATTGACGTGTCCAGCGGCAACCAGACCCGCCAGGCCGGCTAAGTAGGTCACCAATTCAGTGACCGCATCCGCCGCGTCAACGGCCCAGGGAGACGGAATGTGCTTCAGCACAATTGCCGCGCCTGCGAGGACGATGGTGATCAAGTAGATGGTCTTTCGGACGTTCGGACTATCGGTGAACATAGCGCTCCATTCCTACGTTATATCGGGCCGAGTCCTAGCTCCATTGCCCTTACGTCTCGGTAGCGTACCGGCCGCTGGTCGGCCGCCCGGGGAGGGATGCCATTGAATGTGAGTTTCGAGATCAGCCCGGATGGCGGTTGACTCGGTTCGCAACCGGGCCACTTCAACTTGCAGCAGTTTGATCTCGGAACGTAGACTGGTAACCTCTGGTGAAATGAGGATTCCCTCGTCGTCGTATTCAGCCGGCTTCCCGAGAAGGTCGTCAATCCCTCGATCGAACCGACGAAACGTACGAACGCCACGTTTCCACATAGGACGTATCACCTTCCGGTATACCCATCCTAGAACCGTACCGAGCGCTATCAGCGCTCCGCACACTACGCCAACCGTCCTCCACCAGTCTTCGCTGAATGACCTCCACGCATCCGCTAGCATCGGAACGCCGTTCTCTTGTTGCCGCCCGTGCCGGGGTCCAGGACACGGGTGTCTTGCTATCCTCTAGCTAATAGTACGATGAGCGCAATTATAGAGACCAGAACGGCTAATCCCCCAAAGATCGCGCCCAGATTGAGCCGCGATTCGCCTTGCTGACCTTGCTTCCCTTGTGCTTCGTATTGGGCCCGTCTTAGATCGGCGATATCCTTCTGGATTGGTTCCAGTGCGGCCGCAAGAGCAGTCGTAGCGGCCGATGCGGCCGCCTGAACTTGTGTCCTCAAGGCTTCAGCAGATTGCGCCACTTGGGCCGCCAGGGTCTGAGCTTGTTGGGCCGAAACCTCCGCCGCCCGTTGTACTGCGTTGACGTCAATCTGCCTAATGGCATTGATGCGTTCCGCTTCTTGTGCACGCAGTCGATCCTCATACCCAGCTCGAACCTCGGCTATCTCTCTAGAATGCCTTCTCGCCTCGTCGGCCAGGCGCTGATCGGCCGCTCTCAGATCATCTTGTCGTTGTATCGCGGCCCCAACAAGATCCAATACATTCCGAGTGGGATCAACGACGGGGTCACCGACCGCATCTACCCCCAAGCCATGAGCCGGCTCCAAATTTCGGCTTGGGGGCCTACGGCCGGTCACAATTCAGACCTTGGGGGTAACGGCGAAGTGTTCAGCGAGTTCTTCGTCCAGCATTTCGCGGATCTCATCGGCCGTCTTGTCGGCCAGGAGCGCCGCCAACTTCTCCATCTGCTCGTCGCTGAGCTTGACGGTTTCCGTCGGACGGCCGACGTCATCCATCGTATAGATGTCCACGCCGTACACGCCCGCTCGTACGTCGGCCATGGCGACCGAAACGTACGTAAGGCTCTTCATCCCTCGCGCCGCCAGATTCAGCGCCAGAGACCGCATGTCGGCAATCCCGCGTACCGTATTGCCGGCCATGATGACGATCTCGCCCTTTTCTCCCCGCAGGAAGACATCCACGTCGTCCACCCCACCCTTCTCGAATTCGAGTACGGCGGCCGGAATGTTGTCTCCGGCCCAATAACGGATGTGCCAAGGTTCGGACTGGACCTCATGTGAGAATCCGTATGTCCCCTCATTCGCTACCAACCAGGCCAGCGTAAGGTTGTCCAACGATTCGGCCGCCGCATCGCTGTCGCGTTCCTCGCCGGTATCGATCGCTAACGCCCAACCGTGATTGGAAGTCCCGGGCACAGCAGCTACCGCAGTCCCGGGCTTTTGGTACCAGCGCTTTCCTTGCCACAAGACCGACGGGCGGCCGGCCAGGACCTTAGTTGTGTATCGCTCTACGAAGATTCGTTGCTGAACTTCGTATGGACGATACGAATCGAACAAGGAAGTAGCTTTGAGTGTATGCCCGGCCCTGAGAGCCGCAGCGCACAATGCCCGCCAACTGCGCGCTGCCGGCGATACCAGACGAACGGTGACGCCACCGGCTAACCCCGGGGTATCGACCAGAATCTCCGCTGGCAACTTGCCGTTGGTCTTGCCGCCAAGGGATCCTGGCATCGTTACCGCATGTACGGGAAACGCCATTCTCTCACCCCTATCTCTTGTTACGGAGTCTACTCGAGCAGCCGTTACTGCGACTTGCCGAGAATGACTACCCTATGGCTCTTGCTAGCCGGAGCGGGATTGGCCCAAAGCAACACCAATACCCTATCATTCAGGACCAAGCCAGTTACTAGCTTATCCGGCGTAAATGGTAACGGGGTTGAGTCGCAGTCCAACCTGATTCGCAACGGGGACGCTTGAGTAACGGTTGCCCAAACATGGACATCAGGCCCAAATGGCTCTTTTGGGACTAATAGGTCTAAGTTACGTTGGCTCATAGGTCTACCACCTCGCGCAAGATAGTAACCGCCAACGCCTTCCCGTCCAATGTCAATCCGGTCCTGGAGACAACATGACGGGCATCAATCCCGGCCGGCTGCCGCCTGAACTTAGCGGCTTGGTTCACAGCCAAGCCGGGAACGGGCGCGTGATTGATCTCCACACTAGACGTCGGGCTAGTCAGCTCAATCAGTCTCTTCTGCGCGGTTGCATCCAACGCCGCCTGATCGACGGCTTCGATCCCAGTTTCGGTCCGCCCAATGACCCGCCCGCGGTTTGGTTGAGAGTATGGGGAGTCAACATCGGTATTGTTCACCGTAGATGTTAACGCGGCGGTAGTACCATCACCGATCCCAACCAACGTGACCCGATTGGGGATGCTCCAGATGTCTACATCCCTGACGAAGTTAGGCTCATAGATAGATTCCGGGCCGTCAATGAACTCGTAACGCAACGGCCGCTGGGCGGGTAGGATATATGGCGCCCCCACCATCTGACCTTCGAAGTTAGAGTACAGGCTGAAGTAGTTGATGAGATCCAATAGGTCGTTGATGATTCGCAACTTACTGGTTCCCGAACTCCATACCAGGTCCCCATCCAAGACCTTAGCCGAAGC